GGGGCAGTCGAGGCGATCTTCTGCGTCCTTGCGCTGCGCGACCAGGTGGCGCCGCCGACAATCAACCTCGACAACCCGGTGGTGGCTCCGAAGCTGGACCTTGCGCCGAACACGTCCGTGCGGCGGAAGATCGACGTGGCGCTGTCGAACAGCTTCGGTTTCGGCGGCACCAACGCGAGCCTCATCGTCGGCAAGGTGCGCTGAGGATGTGGCGCGGGGTCGCCTCGAACGCGCTGACGCTGTTCATCGTGATCCTGGGCGCGCTGGCGGCCGTGATCGGCTGGGGGCGCAACGAGTTTGTCCGGGAAGGGCCCCTGACCGCACCGATCTGCCTGCAGATCGAACGCGGCGCGTCGCTGAGTTCGGTCAGCCGGAACCTTGAGGAACGGGGGGCCATCACCGACGCGCGGATCTTCCGGATCGGCGCCGATTATAGCGACATGGCCGAAAGCCTGAAGTTCGGCAGCTATCTGGTGCCGGCCGGGGCCAGCATGGCCGACGTGCTGGCGGCGATCACGGAAAGCGGGCGGTCGACCTGTGGGCGGGATCTCAATTTCCGGATCGGGGTGGCCAAGGCCGACATCGTGCTGAGCGAGCTCGACCTGGTGACGAACGAGTATGTCGAGGTCGTCCGCTTCGACGCCGGGGCCGCGACCTTGCCGCCGGAATACCTGGAGGTCGCCGATGATCCGGCGCTGGTGTTCCGGGTGACGGTGGCCGAGGGGGTGACCAGCTGGCAGATCGTGGATTCGCTCAAGAAGGCCGACTTCCTGAGCGGCGCGCTGGAGACGGTGCCGCCGGAGGGAACGCTTGCGCCTGGCGGATACGAGCCGTCGCGGGGGACCGAACGCGGGGCGCTGATCGCCGAGATGACCGAGCGCCAGGCGGCAATCCTGGCCGAGGCCTGGGCCGCCCGCGTGGAGGGCCTGCCCTATGACACGCCGGAAGAGGCGCTGATCATGGCCTCGATCATCGAGAAGGAGACCAGCATTCCCGAAGAACGGGGCCGGGTAGCAAGTGTCTTCATCAACCGTTTGCAGCAGGGCATGCGGCTGCAGACCGACCCGACGGTGATCTATGGCATCACCAAGGGCGAGGGCGTTCTGGGCCGTGGCCTGCGGCAAAGCGAGCTGCGCCGCGAGACGCCGTGGAACACCTATGTGATCGATGGCATGCCGCCGACCCCGATCGCGAACCCCGGCCGGGAGGCGATCTTTGCGGCCGTCAACCCCGAGGTGACCGATTACATCTTCTTCGTCGCCGATGGCACCGGGGGCCATGCCTTTGCCCGGACCCTGGACGAGCACAACGAGAACGTCGCCCGCTGGCGCGCGATCGAGGCGGCGCAGGGCGCAGAGGGCGAGGGTGGGGTGCAGGGCGAGTGACGGAGTTAATGATCTGTAAAGCGAGGGTTCGGTAACCCATTGATGCACATGATGTTTCAGCTTGACTTTGCGTCCGGTCCGATGTAGACATTCGGGCATGGTGAAAGAGGTGTGGAAGCGGCCCGGGGGGGACCCCGCAGGCCGCTTTTTCATTTCGCTTGTGCCGGGGGGCATGGGAGCGGGCGGGGCCAGATGACAGATGGACGAATGGAGACCGGTCCGACGGACGAGGACATGCTGGCGGTGGCGGAAGCCATGTACCGGTATGCGGCGGTTGAGCTTAACCGGACCATCGACGCAATCCGCGGCGGTGCCTTCGGTGAGGTGAAATCAGCCCAGACGGCGATCCGCGACCTTCGCGCGACCGCGTCGCAGGTGCTGGAGGAAAGGGGCAAGCTTGACAAACTTCGCAAACACGCAGCCGGGCAGCTCGGCCCCGGCGGAGAGATCGATTTCGACGCTGCCCGAGCTGAAATCGGGCGCCGCCTGGCTTGCCTCCGCGACCGAGGGGGAGGTGAATGAATTCCTGGGCTCGCTGGACGAGAACGCGCTTCTGGCGCTGCCCTGGGTCTTCGAGTTCTGGGCGCTGCCGCACCAGCTGCCGCCCAGAGGGGCCTGGAAGACCTGGGTGATCATGGGCGGGCGCGGCGCGGGCAAGACCCGGGCCGGGGCGGAGTGGGTGCGCGCCCAGGTCGAGGGGGCAAGGCCCGGGGATCCCGGGGCGGCGGCCCGGCTGGCGCTGGTCGGCGAGACGGTGGACCAGGTGCGCGAGGTGATGATCTTCGGGGAGAGCGGCATCCTCGCCTGCTCGCCGCCCGACCGGCGTCCGGAATGGCAGGCGACGCGGCAAAGGTTGCTCTGGCCGAACGGGGCGATCGCCGAGGTGTTCTCGGCCCACGAGCCCGAAGCCATGCGCGGCCCGCAGTTCGATGCGGCCTGGGCGGATGAGCTGGGGAAGTGGAAGAAGGGCGGGGAAGCCTGGGACCAGCTTCAGTTCGCGCTGCGGCTGGGACGGAACCCCCGGCAGGTGGTGACGACGACGCCGCGCAGCACAAGCGTGCTGAAGGCGATCCTGAAGAACCCTTCGACCGTGGTCACCCATGCGCCCACCGAGGCGAACCGGGCCTATCTGGCCGAAAGCTTCCTGGCCGAGGTGCGCACCCGCTATGGCGGGACGCGGCTGGGCCGGCAGGAACTGGACGGGCTGATGATCGAGGACGAGGAGGGGGCGCTCTGGACCACCGGGATGCTGGAGCGGGCGCGGGTGGACACAGCCCCGGTCTTCAGCCGGATTGTGGTGGCGGTGGACCCTCCGGTGACCTCGACAAAGGCGAGCGACGAATGCGGGATCGTGGTCGTCGGGGCCGACACGCGCGGCGACCCGCGCGACTGGCGGGCCGTGGTTCTGGAGGATGCGAGCGTCAGGGGTGCCTCGCCCGAAGGCTGGGCCCGCGCGGCGCTGGCGGCGATGGAGCGGCATGGGGCGGACCGGCTGGTGGCCGAGGTGAACCAGGGGGGCGAGCTTGTGGAGCAGATGGTGCGGATGATCGATCCGCAGGTGCCGTTCCGCGCGGTGCATGCCACGCGGTCGAAGATGCTGCGCGCCGAGCCGGTGGCGGCGCTTTACGAGCAGGGGCGGGTCGGGCATCTGCCAGGGCTTCAGGCGCTGGAAGAGCAGATGTGCCAGATGACGGTGACGGGCTGGAGGGGCCGGGGATCGCCCGACCGGCTGGATGCGCTGGTCTGGGCGCTGACCGAGCTGATGGTGAACCCGGGGATGCGCGTTCAGCGCCCCAGCGTACGGTCGGTTTAGGGTTTCGCAGCCCGCGTCGGGGATAGTTGCATCGCGGGAATGGCCCGGTGGGGTGTCGGGCCCGGTTGACAGGACCGGGCGCGGGTCGGGTTTGTCCAAGAGGCCATGAAGGAGCGGCGAGATGGTGTTCGATTTTTTGCGGAAGCCCGCACCGGCGGTGGGGACGAGCGAACGCAAGGCCAGTGCCGTGGGCCGGGTGGTGGCCTGGGGGTCGGGCGGTCGCGTGGCCTGGAGCCCGCGCGATGCGGTGTCGCTGGCGCGGTCGGGCTATCAGGGCAACCCGATCGGCTTCCGGGCCGTGCGGCTGATTGCCGAGGCGGCGGCGGCGCTGCCGCTGGTCTGCCAGGACAGCGAACGGCGCTATGAGACGCATCCGCTTCTGGACCTGATGAAGCGGCCGAACGCGGCGCAGGGGCGGGCCGAGTTCCTGGAGGCGGTCTACAGCTACCTCCTCCTGGCGGGGAACGCCTATGTCGAGGCGGTGCCGGGGGCAGGGGTGCTGCCGGGCGAATTGCATGTGCTGCGGTCGGACCGGATGAGCCTGGTGCCGGGCGCCGACGGCTGGCCGGTGGCCTATGACTATACGGTCAGCGGCCGGACGCATCGCTATCAGGTGACGGGACCAGCGAGCCCGATCTGCCACCTGAAGAGCTTTCATCCGCAGGACGATCACTATGGGCTGTCGCCCTTGCAGGCGGCGGCGGTGGCGGTGGACGTGCATACCAGCGCGAGTGCCTGGTCAAAGGCGCTTCTGGACAATGCGGCACGGCCTTCGGGGGCGATTGTCTACAAGGGGGCGGACGGACAGTCGGCCCTGTCCTCCGACCAGTACGAGCGTCTGGTCAGCGAGATGGAGACGCATCATCAGGGGGCCCGCAATGCCGGGCGGCCGATGCTTCTGGAGGGGGGCCTCGACTGGAAGCCGATGGGGTTCAGCCCCAGCGACATGGAGTTCCAGGAGACCAAGGAGGCGGCGGCGCGCGAGATCGCCATCGCCTTCGGGATCCCGCCGATGCTGATGGGTATTCCCGGCGACGCGACCTATGCGAACTATCAGGAGGCGAACCGGGCCTTCTACCGGCTGACGGTGTTGCCGCTGGCGACAAAGGTCATGGCGGACCTTGCCCACTGGCTGTCGGTCTTTGCCGGTGGCGAGGTGGAACTGCGGCCCGACCTTGACCAGGTGCCGGCGCTGGCGGTTGAGCGCGACCAGCAATGGGCGCGGGTGGGGGCGGCGGATTTCCTGACCGTGGGCGAGAAGCGGATGCTTCTGGGCCTGCCGAAGCTGGCGGACGACGCATGACCATGCGCAAGGCGGAAACCGGGGGCCGCGTCCTGGACGGCAACCTGTCGCTGGCGGCGGCGCGGATCGAGGCGAACGAGCGGGTCGCCGAAGAGCGCTGGGCTGCGCTCGACTACCGGCTGGGCCGGATCGAAGCCGCGCTGGAAGGGTTGGAAAAGCGCATCTGGCTGGGGGTTTGCGGGGTGGCGGCCTTTCTTCTGACGCAGATGGCCGAGGCGGTGATCCAGGTTGCAACGAGGTGAAGCGATGACAGTCGACTATGGAGCGCCGGAGCGGAAGTTCACGGCCCTCAACGCGGGCCTTTCGGTGACGGACGGGCATGTGGTGGCAGGCTATGCCTCGGTCTTCGGCAGACGGGACCAGGGCGGAGACGTGGTGCAGAAGGGGGCCTACGCGGCCAGCCTGAAGCGCCTGGCGGCGGCCGGGGGCCGGGTGAAGATGCTGTGGCAGCACGACCCGACACAACCGATCGGCGTCTGGGACGAGGTGGCCGAGGATGCGAAGGGCCTTCTGGTCAAGGGGCGGATCCTGACGGACATCGCGAAGGGCCGCGAGGCGGCGGCGCTGCTGGCTGCCGGAGCGATCGACGGGCTGTCGATCGGCTATCGGACGGTGAAGGCGGAACGCGAC